TCTTGCCAGTGTTCTTCTTGAGTTGGGAATGGATGAAGATGAGGAATACAAGAAACTTCCTGACTGGGTAAGAGATACCTACTGGCCTATCAAATTGCCGGGAGAGGACAACTGGTTCCTGCTTCCGAAGCCTTTTGAAATTGGAGCGATGGCTTCTGTTGCACAAAGGTTCACACAGCAATTTATTGATAACAGTGCTGATCCGGAGTTATTCAGAGATCGTGTAGTTCAAATTATTCAAGATCAGTTGGCGTTTGACTGGCGACCACAGATGATACGTCCTGCTTGGGAAATAATGGCGAACAAAGACGAGTTTAAGGATCGCCCAATCGAAAGTCTGGGTTGGCAAATTTCTAACAAGTCCAAGACGTTGATGGAGCATAAGTACACGTCCTCGTTTGCTTCCGGATTGTCTAGAGCCATAGATGCCGTGTGGCCCGGTGGAACACCTTTGTCTCCGGTACAGATTGATCATCTTGTTAAAGGTTACTTTGGTTGGCTTGGGGCGACGATTGTGGGTCAGGCAGACATTCTCTTTAGTGAGGAAAACGAAGCCACGAAAAGGTTGGATGAGTACTACGGCATTGCCCCGATAGGAAGTTTCATCAAGGTTGGGCCTCTAAAACATACAAAAAGTAGCGACCTTTTCTATGAACAACTAGAGGAGATCAATGAACTAAAAGCCAACTACAACCATTACAAGAAGAATGGAATGGATGCAGAGTTGCGCGAACTTGTTTCTGAGCAGGGCGATGTTCTGAAGTACTACAGGCTTTACAACCGCATGCAAAGAAAGATGTCGGAGTTGAACAATGAGATCGGGACTATCCATCAGGATGAAACCCTGTCTCCAGATCAGAAAAGAGAAGCAGTTGATGAGCGGATTAAAGCGAAGAATAGGATCACTAGCGATCTGATCAATATTCGCCGTAGAGAAGACAGAGGACGGGATCGGGGCGTATCAATTATTAGTGACGCAAAGGCAGAAGCCAGCGTTGATGATGATTACGATGTCGCCGCTATCCAAAAAGCATTAGCGCGAGGAATGGAGGAAGAAAAGAATTCGGTAGAAAACCGACTCTACGACTCCATCTTCAAGGCTGAGTTCAGTCCTCTGGCTCGGATCAAACCCTTTATTCGCACTCGCCATGCTCCCAAAGGAGGTTCATCTGCTTACGGGCCGTTACAGATCACTACGGGTCTTATGGAATCTGCCGAAAGTCAGTTAACCCTGACTAAAAAAGAGAAGGAGTACGTTCGTCGGTTCATCGATCAGGGAAAGAAGTTTCTGAAATTTGGAAACGAACCAGATCAGGAAGGATACGAAAAGAAATACGACTACGGCGGTGAAGGAGACTTAACTACTAAGTCTGACAAACGCCTTTACGAGAGAGTGGGGAAAAAACTGCTTCGTCTTGTTTGGGATCAGTCAGGCGGCGATTGGAAAACGTTTATTAACTCATGGAGATATGGAGAGGGGAGCAACAAGGATGTTGAGAAGTCTGACAAAAGGTATTTCGCCGCGTTTACTGACAATTTTGGGGTCTAGTTTATTCCTACTAGGCTGTACGGCCTTAAAAAAATCTACAGTTGTTGCTACGGGAGCCGCAGTTGGCGCAACGGCTGGAACCGTAGCCTCTAGCGGCATGGCCGCTCCAATCATTGGCGCTCTTGGTGGTGGATTCATTACTGATTTCGTAACTGAAATCGCCAGCGGTGGAAGTAGTTCAAATCAATGCGCTCCTACAAACTTCTTTGACCTAATCGAGGCACTTATACATATGGCTGGATGGGGTCTACTGTTGATTGTAGTGGCTCCGATGGTGTTGGGTTGGATATTGCCCGGCCCATTGGAAAGGAAAAAGAAAGCGTGAAGTGCGTCCACGATCTTGTAATGGTGTCGTGGATAGATGCTGATGAAGAAAGCGGGTGGCAAACATACACCAAGAAGCCCGCATGGGTAATCCATACCGTGGGTTACCTAATCGAAAAACCAAAAACCAAGACAGACTTTGTTGTTCTTGCAAACTCGCACCTTCCAGACACAGGTTGTTGGTCTGGAATTAACCGCATACCTAGGGGGATGATCATGTCAATAAAAACCTTACTAAAGGGAGTCTCATGCGGGGAATTTTATGAATCGGATTCTGATAATACCGGACACGCAAGTTAAGCCGGGAGTCGCACTCGACCACATCCGTTGGGCGGCTAAAGCAGTAAAAGATTACAAGCCTACCCATGTTGTTCACCTAGGAGATCATTGGGATTTCCCATCGTTGAGTTCTTATTCTTCTCGTAAAGAAGTTGAAGGGAAGAGGATAATTAATGATATCAATGCTGGGAACGAAGCCATGCGGCTTTTTTGGAAAAACCTCAAAGGTTTGAAGAAGTTACCAGAGTTCCACTTTATTTTCGGGAACCACGAAGAACGTTTAAACAGGTACGTTAACGACAACCCGGTTTTAGAAAACTTTCTAGACCTAAACCAACTCCATCTAGATGGGTGGATTTCTCACCCATACCGTGAAGTGTTTGATATCAGCAATGTGTGGTTTACGCATGCTTTTTATCAGCCCTATACGGGTAGACCCTACGGCGGCACAGCACAGAACGTGCTTGCCAGAGTCGGGTTAAGCCTGTGCCAAGGCCACCGTCAAGGTAAAGAAATCAGTGCGAGGTCTTTGCCAAACGGTCAGGTACAAAGAGCCTTAATTTGCGGTTCGTATTATTTGCATGACGAATCGTACCTCGGCCCCCAAGCGCGGGAGACATGGCGAGGTCTTGTAGTTCTCCATGATGTTAACGATGGAGACTACGACATGATGGAACTTTCTGTGAAGTACTTGTGCAGAAGGTACGAAAAGATGGAGTTGGGGGAATATCTTGCAAAGGAGTACCCTGATGACCACTGAATATTTTGAAAATACTACAGTTTTGGAAAAGGGAGAAGAAATGAAAGTAGCGCCTATTGCCATGATGCAGACCAACAGTTTTCAACAGTATCTAATGTCTGCTAAGACAATGCGCTCAAAGTTAGCCATCTGCTTTAGAAAACTTTCTGAGCAGGGCGCTTTCTCAGATGCCTCCCCAGAACTGCACCAGTTTCGTGCAGAGATTTTTGAACACTTACCAGAGGAATTAAAAAGTGGCTGAATATAAAGTACGAAAAGGGGTGGGAAAGCCTTTTACAAAAGGTGACCCCAGAATAAATAGGCGAGGAAGGCCGGTAGGGTCGAGGGATAAGATGTCTCAGGCTCTTGTGGATGCGTTTTTGGCTGACTGGATGGAGCATGGCACGGAAGCGATTGAGAAGTGCCGAGAGAAAGATATCTCTACCTATGTCCGAGTTGCTTTCGCCATGATGCCAAAGGAGATCAAGCAGGAGGTCGAGGTGAAAGACCAAGACCACACTGCTGAACTCGATTGGGAAGTAATTACCGGGTCAAAGACCGGATAGCCTCCAAGAACTTTGGCTCCTTCCTCATTGCTTTTATATCAAATGAAGGAAGCATCCAAGATTCGATTCGCGGTCTATTTGATCTTGGCGCATCGACCATTCTAAGAAATCGGTTAACAATTTGCCTTACTCGCTCTCTTGTTATCCCATAGTTTAACGCTTGAGATTGAAGAGTCTTGCCAGAAAGTACTTCAAGGGAGATATGTTTATCCCTCTCAAAGTATTCAAAGTTTTTCCCGTTGTAGGGGATGTGGTTTAGACGCCCTTCCGCTATTTCTTCTTCTCGGTTCATTCAAAGTACTCGGTAGTTAGATTTTAAATCCCAAACGATGGCCGAACGGCCAGAGCGAGTGGGTCGGGTTTGTCCAGTGTTAACAATAAATCCTCCTTTTCTGGCGGCGGTCAGCGTGGCTGAAACAGATTGGTGCTTACCGTCGAGGGCAATTTCCAGTTCATCACAGGTGGAGCCGCCCAATTCTTCGATTTTTGATAGCACCCTTTCCCGCATAGATCGATGATCTATTGAGAGGTATGCTTGAAGGGAGGTGTTCTGCATCATTCGTTACTCCTGATGCAAAGAAGATGACGGGCTGACGGGTCAACTGCGAAGAAGAACCCCGCCAGTTTGTTCCCGCCATCTCCTATACCTATAATATGGCCTTGTGTTCGGTTTGTGTCTTTCGTGGTTAAATTCAATTACATCTCCTTACACTTTATTGCACTAAGCCGATGACTGGCCTGTTGCAAGTGATTGAAGTAAAAGGAAAGTTAGAAACAGCAATTTAACTCTTAATCAGCGGGTCGCAGGTTCGATCCCTGCACGGCCCACCAATTTTCCCTTCACCTTCAATCGGTTATGAGCGGCCATCAAGCCGCTCCCGTTTTCTCCAACTCGTTCTGTGTTCGATTTGTGTTCGCATCTGTTAAGCGGAGTTTTGGTTTGCGTTCGTACCACTGAACTACTTTCTCAGAAGCCGCCAAAAGTTTCTCAACTTCCGCTGGTGAGTAATGAGTCGTGATCGACTCATTCTTGTGACCAAGAAGGTCCATTCGGTCTTCTCTTGTCACATCCATTGCGCGAAGTCTCGCCCCAAAGGTGTGCTTGAAGTCATGGATTCGGAAATGCTGATCTGCACCCCGACAATGCCTCAAGCCCGCTCCCTCAACTGCGTTTCTCCAAGCGGTGGTATATAGGCCGTCAGATATGCCGTAGGGACGCTCTAAACCGCCTCTAGCGTGAGAAAAGACGAACTCGGGATGCCTACCCCTCACTGTCTCAATGATCTCGCATGCGACACTGTTTAGAACTACCCTATGATCCTGATGGTTTTTCGTGCCTTTAACACGCTCTCCCATATACCTCGCCGGAACATCAAACACCGTGACCCCCAACTCAGGGATCGCTACTTCCCATTCCCACCTCAACTGAACCAACGCTGAGTTTCTCAGGCCAGTATTCAAGACAAAACGACAGGCTAAAGACAGTCGTTCGGACAATCTTCGGAACAACTCTGTTTCTTCCCCGATCTTGAGTGCGTGGCCCTTCGTAGGATCAGTCTTCAACAATTGAATGAGCGGAGCCGTCAAAATCCACGGATTCCCCTCTTCATCCCGCCACTTTCTCGCCGCATTGTTCAAAATATTCCTAAGTGCTTTCAGATGATGATTGATGGTCGAGGCTTTATTGCCTTTATCTGCACAATCGCTTATCAACTCCTGCACCAAGGGATGATCAATGTGGATGAGCCGCATCGGAATGTCGCCAAGGTACTCCATCAGCAAATCGGTGTGGTAAATCGCATCTTTCAACTGGTGTGTTTCTCTTTGTTCAAGATACTTGGCGCACCCGTCTTCAATTGTCCACGTTCCCTGTTTACCGTAAAGAAGTTCCTGAGTAACTTCAGCGACTCTTCGATTTAGGATTTCCCCTGCAATCTTTTTATCGCTAGTTCCCGTTGTTTCGCGAATTTTGGCGCTCTTCTTTCCAACGTTAATCGTCGTGTTGATGTGCCATTTTGTGCCTCGTTTAATGAGCATGATTGTCTCCTTATCTGAGGCCAGTCATCGGCAACATCATTATGGTTGATTGCGTTGTCAAGGTCTACACGTTTGAAAAAAATACATCGTCCAAGTTTTACTTCGGGAAGTTTAGGGCGGAAAAATTTATTAAATAAATGTCGGCTTATTCCCAAGTACTTTGGAGCATCATTCGCATTTAGTAAAAGTCGGTTCGACTCCTCACTAGAATGGAATGTCATCGTCTGGCTCTGCACTTTTTACTTCTCCCTTTTCTTCCGGAAATTCATCAGGAGTAAACGGCTTGGTCGGCCCCGAGAAGTACTTACCGCTTTGACCCTCATTGATATACCCATTGAGATAGGCATGGGTTGAGTGGCCGCAGTTGTCACAGACAATATGTACTTTGCCGTTGTAGTCACTCTGCCAATCCTCTTTTTTATTAGTGGATCGAGCAAGGGTGAATCGATTTTCTTTCAGTGCTTTTGGCATTTGTTATTTCCATTCAAAAGCCCCACAGGGGCGGGTTACGAGAAGGTCATTACCGTGTTCCAAACAGTAGCCTTGTTTTTCAATTCCTATATAGAACTTGGAAGGAAAAGAATTTCCATACGCCGCATGCCCAGACCTTTCTGATGCACTCCTGAGAGCGGCGTAATATCTACACGTCAAGCAACTAATCGATTTCTTTGATCTGTATTTCTCCATCAAATTTTTGCTTGGACTTCTTCGGTGGTCGTTCGTCATCGAGTACATAATTCCAAAATTCCTGTAGTAAGGGGAAAAGCCAATCCCAGTATTCTTGACTCCAAGTTATTTCCCAGAGTCGTTGTCCTTCTGGATGCCATGAAAAAAAGAATCCAGTCTTTCGCTGAGTACATGCAAGGTGTCCGTGAACTTGGGCAAGAAATTGGTCACTGATGGCTGAATGAACTTGCTTAACAGGACATTTGATCTCCAACACAGAGCCAGTATCGATGAGGCCATCAGGTGAACTGCCCAAGAAATCAAGATCAGGATGCACAACAAAACCAACATCATCCACGAAATTGCCTGATAAATTTTCATAGGCAAATTTCGCCACAGGCTCCATGTCGGTTCCGTACTGCATGAATTCATTGGGTTCAATGACTTCACGGCCTGTCTTAATCTCCCAAAGTTTCTGTCGAGACTTATAGGCATTTTTAAGATTGGCCGCAGAACCGAAATCACTGGCTGTCAGCCTGTGCCGTCTTGCTTCGAACCACTCTGGGCTTCGTTGTTCCATTCTTTACCTCTCTAACTTTCTCTTCATCGATTGCCTTTGCCTTTGCAATTACCTTTTCACGATCTTTTGGCGAAATCTTTGTTCGCTCCGCTACGGACATTTTGTTCCACTTGGCTTTTGCAGACGAATAGCCATCTAGTGATGCTTCTCTCAAGTTCTTTAAGAGTTTCACGTCTGATTCTTCGGGCAACGACGCCGTACTGCCATCGTCATCGACCTGTCGCTCAGTTCCGGTCACCCCAAAGGCAGATGACAAGATGTAGCGACGAGCGTAGGTCTTTGCCTTGCCTACACTTTGTATGTCTTCCGGAGTCTTCACCCACAAAGAACTTATGTAGGTCATGTACTCGCCTGACTCATGGCCGATCAACGTTCGGACTTGCAACTCGGCTTTGCACTCGCCTTTAAGCCACATTTGGGTAAAAAACAGTCCGTTATTTTTCAGTGGGTTCTTCAGTGCTTGGCCCACGTCGTGGATGTCTGCGTACTTGCTCTTGTAGTAAGGGTTCTCTTGCTCCAGATGGACGGCTTCGATCTCCCCTTGAGCCTTGCTTAACGCCATAAAGAGGTTTGAGCGACTCGGGGATAGGGAAAAAAAATCAGTGGAGATTTCCACCTCTTCTTCCGGGTCTTCTTGGTTAAAAAAATCTTTTTCTTTGACTTCCATCATTTCCTGTTCTTCCAAAAGTTGTTGGTGGTAAAGGTCGCGTTGGTCATCACACATTTCCGCGTCTACGATTGGCTTGTTCGGAACGCCATACCTCGATCATCCCGATAGCCGTATTCCGTTGGTTGTTCAGAATTTCATAGTCGGCAACCGCCTTCTGAAACTCTTCAAGATATTCCTGATATCGTTTAGATATGTAAGCGAGAGATTCTTTTCTCGATACCGACAACTTCTCTCCCGCCTTCATCGCATCGTCTTCGGCCTCGATCATGGCAATAGAGCGAACGGTGTTTCTTTGGTAGTCCAAGCCTTTCATTTTGGCTTTGGCATTGGCGCACTCGGTATCGGTGCTTGCCAAAAAGTCCAAGGCTTTCTCGACGGATTCGTCATTCATCAACATCAGTTAGCGCCTCTTCGTGAAAAAATTGGGCCAGTGCGTGTTCTTCTACAGTTAAAGGTGTTGTTCCCAAGGACTTCAAGAGAACAGGACGGATTACTTCCACCAATTCTTCAATCCCTTCCATGCTGACAGCGGTCAGCCATCTACGATCCATGAGCATGTTTGGGTCTGCGATATGATTGTCCTTAGAACCTTTTCCTGCCACTTCATCAACCATATCGGTTGGTAATGTTTCCATTGGTCAAATTCCTGATGAAATTGGTTATGACAAAGAACGTGCATGGGCATTGCAAGGGTGTCGGATGCCTTTGTACCCATCCCGCCAAGTTCAAGGCCGGGAATTGAAATCGCGTGGTGAGCAATGATCTGGTTGTCTTCCCATCCTTCGTGACCACACATCACACAGGTCTGCTCAAGTTGGGAAATCCACGATAAGTATTTGGGGCTTTTGAAACGCTTCATTTTTCTCACCAATTAAAGGCGGGGGAGGGCCAGCGCCCTCCCCCTAGTGAAAACACAACCAAGACAGCAATGTTTTCGCTTCTTCGGGACTCGCGTGACCTAGGAGGCAAGTAGCGGGGTAAAACGTTCCACTACTTTTAGGCCGCGTCCTTCGGGACAGTGTTTGCCCCCCTTCCGATGTTTCCCCTTATATGTAGGGCCACTGCTCCCGTATGAAAAAGCAGTGCCGGACTCGTAAGCACATCCGTTAAGTCAACTATACATCAGGAGTACAGGCTACGCAACTATCTGGACACAAAAAACCCCTTGCCCCAAGTACTTGGTGACAAGGGGCGTGGTTTAGATTTGAGTTAAAGTTTCTACCGCTACTCCAACAACATCCACTTCACTGCTCAACTGAATTATCGGATATTGCTGATTTAGGGGCTTTAAAACGGTTGTGTTCCCGTCTTGCATGATTTGCCGAAAGACCGGGCCTTCTGATGTCTTGGCGATTACAAAGTCGCCGCTTTCCCATTGCTTCTCTGAGTCAAAAATCACCGTGCTATTTTGAGGGAACGGCGATCCGAGAGAGATCATTGAGTCGGATGTCATCTTGAGGGCGAAACCATGTCCGGTCAGGACTGTGGTTGGTATCCACTCTGTGTTGTCATCTTTCATTGATAGATTCTCTATTTCTGACCACTCTAGCAGGGGTACAAACTTAAGATCAGACTTAGACATTTCTCCGTTAACACTCGGCTCACCTGTGTAGAGTTCCATAGGGTCAACGTTAAGCAACTTGGCTAGTGGGAAAAAGAATCGACACTTCATGTCTGTCGTCGCTCCTGTTTCCCATTGCGTAATCGCGCTTCTCGATATCTTTAATGCGTCTGCAACTTGTGCCTTGCTAAAGTTGTTTGTTTTTCTTGCTTTTTCAATCCGAAAACCTAAAGTTTTCATTTTCATTCTCCAGCAGTATTTTTTGGCGAGGTTTCTGCAACTCGCAGGGTTTTGTTAACGCACTTTTTCGCAAGTGCGACCAATTTATGGCTGATGCTCGGAATACCAGCATGGGCAACCGCAACTCCAACCGCGTATGTCTTTGCGCTCTGCCTCTGGAAAAAATGTGATCCCTTCCCAGATGACCGAGATAGCCGCGCTCGGGGTCCATCCACCGAACGCTCTGCTTGCCCACGTTATTCCCCATCTCAAGTGTTCGTACGAGGTAACGGTGGCTCCATTAATTTCGTGGTTGTCCCTGTGGTTGGCGGGAATCGCGCACTCGCCAAACCGCGACCAAAGGTTTTTTGATTGATCGGTGGTCATGCCCCCGGCAATGCCAGATTCTTTGCCCCACTCGGTGAGTCCACCCCATGCCGCGAGAATATTCCATGTCAAAACGAACTCTGGAATGTCCATGTAGAAAAAATTTCCGCTTTGAAAATTCCTCTCCCCGAACGCCGCCCGATATTCTCCGGGCAGAAATTCCTGAAGCCCATTCGTTTGGTCGTCTGTTTTCGCTCGATTTTTGACGTTGTTCAGCGCCCAAATTTGCTCTGCGTAAATTTTCATATTTACTCTTTGCCTGTAGTGGAGCGCATATTCTTGTCAACTTGAACCCTGTTGTCAAGTCCACTTAACATCAAATGTAATTACCACTTTACACTTGTTTTATAGACTAAATTCGCCCGAAATTAAGTGGACTGTACCCAAGTACTTTGTCAAGTTGCGTGGCATGGACTAAAAGGGTATAAATAACTTTCGGTGGTCAGTATGTGCCGCAGGGGTAGTGTCCCGGCGGGAGTCTTATTGGACTTTGGGGAACGGTAAACCCCTCATCGCTCGACCCTAGCGCGAACCACCGCAGATAAGAGTTGGTCAAGTCTCACTGCATAAGGCTCACGATCCGATAGAACTTGACCCCGAATTCAACTTCGGCACTCGGATGGGTTTATGGGAAAACAGATTGAAACTTACCAGTGAACAAGAAAACAAATTGTCAGGATTCTTTGAATCCTTCTGGGCCACGCTCCCAAGCGGTCAGGGAGCGAAGGTAGGAAAGGGCGGCGCTAGAGATGCTTTCTTCAAGAAGTTTAAAAAAGTTAAGGAAGAAAACTGGCTTGAACTTTTGAACCGAATCAAAGAAGCAATGATTGCTCAAGAGGCTCATCGCAAAAGAATTTTTAGGGACTACCCAGATGAGAGATCAAGAAAGCAAGCCGGGGTGTTCCTACCAAGTCGGCCTCATCCGGCGACATGGATCAATCAGGAAAGATGGCACGATGAGATCAAGAAGTTTGAAGAGAAAACAGAAGTTGTTGGGGAGTCATGCATGGAGTGTCAACTTGATGGCGCACATTTTGTAGAGGGGGGAATGTTATGCGACTGGCATTGGACGAAAAAATTCAATCATGCTCACTTGAGAATGCTCTACGACAACTTGAAGTCAATGGGCTTGGGAGTTGCAGAAGGTGAGTCGAAAGCCGAGTGGAGCGCGAGGTGTCGGGAGTGGTTACAAAAACAGGAGTTCAGCGGAATCCTCAAGACCTGAGATAACTCAAGAAGTCTCAATCATGGGTGGCTACCCAACCAAGCCGCCCCCACCACCAACCCATTATTTAAAAAAATTTAAGTCAAAAAAAATGCAATGGGAAT